AACTGGTTCCTCTTACTACTATTGCCATAGTGTTTCTGTTTTATAGGTGATTTACTTATTGAGACTGTCTTTTATCTCTTTCATGCGGCGCGCCCATGGACCCTCGCTGTCGGTAGGACGGTGTATGTCCTCCATGACCTTGCGTTTGGGGGTGAGGGCCGCAAGAGCAGCCTTGCCTTCCTCCATATCACGCTTCAGTATGTTCTCGAATGTGGGGCGCGTCCGGGCGTTGATACGGCCGTCCTGCTCGGCCGCGTCAAGAAGTGAGGCGCGCTCCGTTTCCTCCGCCTCAGCCGCCTTGTCCTCGAAGCCCTTGACCTTCGCCTTGAGATCACTGTTCTCGCTCTCCAGTCCGGGCACCTTTGATGCCGCCTTCTCAAGGGAGTCGATCTCCCTGAGGACCGCGGCGTCATCCGCGCAATCCTTGAAGCGCGGACGCTTTTTGAGTTCTTCTAAATTCATCTGATCGTCGTTTGATGGCTTTTCAAGCCGGTTATTGAATATGCTGTATATCTGCTCCGGGGTACTGTCGTCCGGTACCGGAGCGGCATCATAGATACCGTCCACAAGCCCGAGTGCGAGGGCCTCCCCGGCGGTCAGCCAATGGTCGTTGTCGTCAAAATAGGTGGACTTGACATGTTCCTTGCCTGTTTTCAATTTCGCGGCCAGCATATCGGCAAGGCTGTCCTCAAGGGACTGTATCTCCTCTATGCACCGGCGCAGCTCCGTCTTATTGCCGTAGCATCCGCCGCTGACGCTGTGGAGCATCAATCGGGCATACTTGCTCATGGTGACAGGCTTGCCGCAAAGTGCTATGACCGCCGCCATGCTCGCCGCCACGCCGTCAATGTACACATGTATGTCAGCCATGCTCCCTTTAAGGGCATTGAATATGGCTATGCCGCTGTAGACGTCGCCGCCGATGGAGTTGATGCGCACATCGATCCTGGCACCGGATTTCTCGGCTGCTTTCAGCTCCGCCGCGACATTGCCGCTTTTGACATCACCGTAATCACCGATCTCCCCATAAAGGAAAATTGTCACGCTGCCGTCAGAGGCTGTATGTATATTCAAATATCTGTTCATTATCACCGGATTTGATGCGGTATGCCCGCGGTTCACGATGCAAAATTGACACAAAACAACGGACTGTGAAAACCGTGGTTTTATCATGACGCGCTACGGCTCCATGATGCCGCCTTAAGGCTGCATCATGCGGACTCCCTTTCGCCAACTCCCTTTTTTATAGCAATTTTGCATCATAAATATCAGGATCATGGCAGATTTGACTAACGCCCAGAAGAAGGAATGGGCAAAAACCCTATACCTCCGTGAGAACCTCACCCAGCAGGAGATAGCCGACCGGGTAGGGTGCTCCCGCGTGACCGTGTCGAACTGGATGCGGGCCGGTAAATGGGAGGAGCAGAAAGTGGGTATCACCCTGACCAGGCAGGAGCAGGTCGGCAACCTGTACCGTCAGGTGGCGGAGATAAACCGGGCTATCGCCGGACGACCCGAGGGTGATCGGTTCGCAACTTCAAAGGAGGCCGACATCCTCGGCAAACTCGCGGCGGCCATCTCAAAGATGGAACAGGAAACAGGCATAGCCGACATTATCAGTGTGCTGACCGGCCTTATCGAATGGCTGCGCCCCCATGACATCGAAAAGGCGAAGGAGATAACACGTATTGCAGACGCCTACATAAAAGACAAATTATGAAACATGCTGACAGGATCGCTCTTCAGGACTGGGAAAAGTTCAAGGAGGACATAGCGCGCTCGACTCCGGTTGACAGGACCATGACACATGCCGAGCGGGAGAAGCATCGCATATACCTTGAGGGGCACCCCATTGAATGGATCAGGTTCTTCTGCGCCCCATATGTGAAAAGCGAGTTCGCCGGGTTCCATAAGCGTGCCATCAGACGCATCATCGCCAATGACGAATGGTTCGAGGTGCTGTCATGGAGCCGTGAGCTCGCGAAGTCAACCGTGACCATGTGCATCATCCTGTACCTGGTGCTGACCGGACGAAAGCATAACGTCATCCTGACTTCCTGCTCCAAGGACAATGCGGCCAGACTGCTTGCTCCATACCGTGCCATGCTCGAAGCCAACGGACGCATTATCGCGTATTACGGTGCGCAGATGACTCCGGGGGCATGGACTGAAGACGAGTTCCTGACGAAAGGGGGCGTGGCCTTCCGCGCCCTCGGAGCCGGGCAGTCGCCACGTGGCTCCCGAAATGAGGCGATAAGGCCGGATGTGCTGCTCGTGGATGACTTCGACACCGACGAGGACTGTAAGAACCCTGACATCATACAGAAGCGGTGGGAATGGTGGGAGAAGGCCCTCTATCCGACACGCTCAATATCCACGCCGACACTGGTTGTCTTCTGTGGGAACATAATCGCCAAGGACTGCTGCGTGGTCCGTGCCGGTGCCATGGCGGACCACTGGGACATTGTGAACATACGCGACAGGGAGGGCAATTCAACGTGGCCCGAGAAGAATTCCGAGGCACATATCGACCGGGTGCTGGCAAAGATCTCAACCAAGGCGGCGCAGGGTGAGTATTTCAACAACCCGATATCCGCCGGGGAGGTGTTCGAGACGGTCACTTACGGCAAGGTGCCGCCGCTTAAGAAGTTCAGGTTCCTCGTTGCATACGGCGACCCCTCTCCCGGTGAGAGCAAGGCAAAGAGGGGCAAGTCATTCAAGGCGGTCATGCTGCTTGGGAAACTCGACGGCAGGCTGTATGTGATAAGGTCACGACTCGCGAAATCACTCAACGCCGAGTTCATAGACTGGTATGTGCAGATGCTTGAGCACGTAGGGGACAAGGCCCCGGTCTACTGCTACATGGAGAACAACAAGCTTCAGGACCCGTTTTTCCAGCAGGTGTTCCGCCCCCTTGTCGCCAAGGTCCGCAAAGAGAGGGGCATACAGCTGTATATACGGCCGGACGAGCGCAAAAAGACGGACAAGGCCACGCGTATAGAGGCGAACCTTGAGCCTATGAACCGAGAAGGGAACCTGATACTGAACGAGGCTGAACGCGACAACCCGCACATGAAGGAGCTTGAGGACCAGTTCCGGCTATTCACCCTGGCATTGCGCTATCCGGCCGACGGTCCCGATGCCGTGGAGGGCGGCAACCGCATACTGGACGAGACCATGCGTAAGGTGGAGACGCCAGTTACACGATCCAGGTCGGAGATAAGCCGGCGCAACAGACGAAGATTATAACATATAAATTGTAAACGCTCATTCAAAAATGGGTCGGTCGCCCACTCGGGTGGCACACTTTTCAGTGAGTATTTAAAATATAAATTCCATATATGAGCCAATTTGTTCAGCTTTCAGACTATGATGCGTCCATACACCGTGAGATACTCGATGCGCTGACGCGTGACGATGACACCGTGGTGGAGATATGCGAGGACAGGGCGATAGCCGAGATGCGCTGCCACCTGTCGAAACGCTATGACTGCGACCGCATCTTCTCCGCCGCCGGCGACGACCGGCACCAGCTTATACTGATGATGGTCCTTGATATCGCCGTGAACCATATATTCTGCCTACACAACCCGCAGAAGCTGTCACAGGTCCGCAAGGACCGCTACGAGCGGGCGGTGGAATGGATGAGGGCGGTGTCCCGCGAGGACATCTCGATAGAGGGCGCGCCGATGCTGCCGGAGGAGGAGCGGAGCTCCGGCGCGTCATTCCGCATCCGCAGCAACCACAAACGAGTCTGCCACATGTAATCACCACAATTATGAGCAAGCGAAAAAGGAACCCGGGGGACCGCCCGGGAATGATCACCTCCGGAGGCAACATGCCGCGTCCGGGGCAGTCACGCCCGAACGTCATTACGCTTACACAGCCAAGACGGTTCGGCATAGACATAGCGGACTACATGGCGGCGATCAGGTCCGCCGAAAATGTGGACCTCCCCAGCCGTTACAGACTGTATGACATGTACTCCGACATACTCATGGACTCGCACCTGTCATGTGTCATAGAGAAACGCCGCAATGCCGTGCTGTGCTCCGACATCGAGTTCAGGCGTGACGGCAAGCCGGACGACAGGATGAACGAGCAGATACGCTCACCTTGGTTCTCAAGGCTCGTGAGCGACATTATAGATGCCAGGTTCTGGGGATTCACGCTCTGCCAGTTCTTCAAGGACGGCGAATGGATAGACTACACCCTGGTGCCACGCAAGCACGCCGACCCTGTGCGCAGGATCATACTGCGCCACCAGACCGACATCACCGGCATCGCGTGGGACGAATATCCCGACCTGCTTTTCGTAGGGCGTCCCGACGACCTCGGGCTGCTCGCCAAGGCGGCCCCATGGGTGATATATAAGCGCAACACCACCGGGGACTGGTCACAGTTCTCGGAGATATTCGGAATGCCTATCCAGGAATACACATATGACACCGATGACGACGGGAGCCGGGAGCGCGCCATATCCGATGCCGCGAATGTCGGGAGCCTCGCAACGTTCGTGCACGGCAAGGACACTTCACTCAACCTCATAGAGGCCGGCAACAAGACCGGCTCCGCTGATGTGTACGAGCGTCTGTGCGAACGCTGCAACAATGAGATCTCGAAGCTGTTCCTTGGCAACACGCTCACTACCGAGTCATCGGACAACGGCACGCAGGCACTCGGCACCGTGCACAAGAAGGGGGAGGACGCCATAGCCCGTGCCGACAGGCTCTATGTCCTCGATGTGCTCAACTACGAGGCTGCAGAGATATTCGCCCGGATGGGGATCGACACTGCCGGCGGCGAGTTCTGCTATCCCGAGAAGAGGGATCTCGACCCGACATCCAAGATAAATATACTGACGCAGCTACGCAACGGCTTCAACCTGCCTGTGGATGATGATTACCTCTATGAGGAGTTCGGCGTCAGCAAGCCGGCGGGATATGAACGGATAAAGCGGGAAGAGGAGGAACGTCGCACCCTGGAAACCGAGGTGGCAAAGCGGAAGGCCGGACAGATTCCTCAGAAAGACGGTGACACGGATGATGATCCTGACAAAGACAACAATCCGGAGAATGGGGAGAATGGCGACAACAAGGATCTGCCGGAGCCGACCGAAAAACAGAAAAAGACCTTCAAGAACTGGCTCAAGAGATTTTTCGTC